ATTTTGGGCGGCGTGAGTGACGATGCGAAGCTTCCGAAACGGGTTGCCATGCCAGACACGCCGCCCAAAATAGTTCCGAGCGCGCTTGATCTGGCGCCCTTTAGCGCAGCATCGCCCGTTATCCGAGTGGCCTTCGCCTGAGAGTTAAGCCCCTCTTTGCGAGACTCACCGCCATACATCGACATCTGTTCTTGCAGTGTTCCGTATTTGGCGATCTCATCAGCCATTGCCAGCGTCGTGGGGTCGGTAGCAGAAAAACCAGATGCTGCTGATTTCGCCTGAAGCGTGGACAAGGCTAGGTCTTTTTGATGGGAATAGCCTTCGGCTTCCTGTTGAGCCGCAACCATTTCCTCTTTGCCTTTGTTCTCAAGCTGCGCTGCTTCGTAGTAAGCCGACTGTTTCTGCGCTTTCCCGGCAGCGATTGTCCCCTGTGCCGCCACGGCAGTACCGGCTATGGAAGCAACCATTCCTATGAGAGGGAGTATTGCCATCTTATGCTTTCCAGCGGTAAAGGTATTGCGTTCTGTGATCCAATTCGAACCCCAATGATTCAAGCCATTCCACCGCTTTAGATTCGTTGGGATCGGCTTCTACGTATATGAACTTGACGCCTTCTCGACGCATATCATTGAGGAAGCGCTTTGCCCCTCTCATGATGTGCATCTTGTGATTTCTTGCTTTTTCCGTTAGGTCGGCGAACCCAAGCCAGCGCCCTTTATGAAAGACCACTCCAGCTAAGGCAATAATCTCTCCGTCAAGTTCAGCGGCTATGGCTTTGATCGAGTATGTTTGTGGTGCCCCAGAAAACATTTCGATGTCAGATCGCGTAGCCCTACGGACGGTGATCGGCATTAGACCCGCTCATTCGTGCCAACAGATGGGATAGCAGCGATTACCGTTACGGGGCGCGGAGCTTTCGCCCGCAAGCATAAGCGCTCATCGCTTCCGTGTGTTCCGGGGAACGGTATCGCCACTGCGTCCATCGTAGAGTGAATGGTATTCGCATCAACAGTGGCGCCATCAATAACACGGGGAAGAGAGTCTAGATTGCCCGTATCCGATCCGAACAGAAGACCGTTGTTGTGGGTGTTGTATAGCACGAGGGCCATCTGTGCCACGCGCTTCACTTGCCCTAGAGCCGTTCCTGCCTCTGCTCCGAAACTAAGTTTCGCTGACTTCCAATCCGCCGTATACGGTAGGCCAACGACCGCATGATGCACCGCTTCGCTAAGCGTTACCGTGCCCGCTCCGGTATCGACTATATACGTCGTCTGTACCCCAGCAACATCTGGAGACAAGTCTTTGCCAGCCGTAGCCTGTCCCGTATCGTCACCCCAAGCGATAACTGACTCCCCAGCAAGATGGCTGAATCCAGTCAGCACAGATGCGCGCCCTGTATCAGTGAATGATTTGGAGCAGTCTGCTATCCACGACAGTCCGGTGTCACCATAGCTTTCTGACTGCAACGCCCATTTCTCCAGGAACCGCTTTGTAACTCCATTGATGGTCCGGCGAACGTGGTAATAAACCGCGTCCTCTTCTGTGCCAGGGAGAACCGCCGCTTGCTCGACGTATCCATCAGTTTCCCACATCGTCCAGCACAGCACTTGCTCTTGCGGATGGTAGGTCATAACCCCAACCTTCCCATCAGCGAGGACGCAATGCAGACGCGTGTCTGGTTGGCGTTGGATTGCTATAGATACGATACCGGCCTTTAGTAGATCGGGAACCAAAAGGGTCAATTCCTGGCTTTGATAATCTCCAAGGCCATCCCCATCTACACCAAACCCGGCCATAAATAAGCGCTGCCCCGATCTCTGAACAAATATGGCCTTCGTGTCCAGAGGAACAGCCCTAATGTTTTTTGACCCCTGCGTTGAGAATACGCGAATATTAGCCGTAGCAGGAGTTATCGGCTCATCCAGTGATGATGACCTAACAGACAATTCAGCTCCAGAAGTTCCCACTATCAAACGCAGCAGAGATATTAGGAAGTGGATACTGTTCACTGGTCCTGAACCTAGTGTCTTTATTAAGGGGGCGGCGTCTCCCGTAACATCATCATCGTGATTGTTGTAGTCGTCAGATACCGACATGAATATATTTCCGCTACTAGCATGACACAATCTTCCACCATGTAGCGCTACAGAACTTGGATATGCTTGAGCGGCAGACCAGTATCCTTCTTGCCAGTTGTCGGACTGTCCAGTATCAGAGAAGCGTCGGACTACCTCTATATCAACATCTTTGTTGTTATTATACTTAGTTACTCTTCCTATTCCTGTTGTTGCCCCACCTTTATAAGATATGTTTACGACTGCCGCGCCAGATGTATAAGAAGTCATTCTGGCGCGATACCACACCTTAAGATTGTCGTCTTGATCCGTTATTACTCTCGTGAACGAACCCGTATCCGTAGGGTCTCCCAGACTTTCACTGATCGGACGGAATCCTATGTCTGGGCCGTCGAATGATCTCTCAATTGTAATAGTACCAACATACGAACCACTGCCATCTGACGATATAGTAATCGTCCTTTCGCTTGTGTCCGTTTCGGTTCCCGTGTCGGATATTCCTGTTACCTGTACGGAATCCGTTGTAGCGTCGAGTGCACCAAGATGCCACCTGCCGCCCTGTCCATCGTGGCGTATGCGGACCAAGCCGCCAACGTGATCGCTTGTGAAGAATGGAATGTCTGAGTTAAGAGTTGTGTTCCCAAACCTATCGCTTACGGATAGTTTAGCAGAGCTAGATGGATATGGAAGGAACGGTCCGCCCTCAGATTTGTTTTTTGCAACAGACCATGATCTTCCAATTCCCCTTCTTTCTATCTTATATGGATGCGTACCTTCACAATCCACATAAACAACATCGGCAGACTGATCGCTTCTGATAGCATTGAGGTCTACATTTTGCCACGGGGTCTTTATCTCTACCGTACCTGTGTCTCCAATTGATATGCTGTTTACAATTCGATCTACATACCCATCAGACTGTATTGATATATAGAAATCACCAGATGGATAGAAAGATAGACAGTGAACTCCATCTTCAAGTGATGTTTCTCTTATATAGTCATCATCCAGGCTACTGGAGCCAACCCTTATCACTACTGGTCCGCGCCCTACGTCAATGGTTATACTGTGTTCAACCCCAAAATCTCCAGTATCAACAACGACGCGTTTACTTGCCCTGGCTAGTGACCCCGTAGACGTAGCATTTAGAGTGAGCATTCCAGATGAAAATGTTACCTGTTGGGCCGCAGACGCATCCATTAATTCGAACTCAGAAATAATGGCAAGAGTTCCGGCACCAACTTGGGTTATATACAGTCTCCAATATCGTCTTTGGTTTGCCCCTGTATCACTATAGCCCGTGTCCAAGAATACCCTACGCTGATAGCTAGCATACGGGTCTGTTAAGTCTCTAAAGTCTTCAGTAGTCCACCCATCTCCAGTGTCTACATCATTGCTTTGTAAATAAAACTCCATTGGAGCATACGGAGTGTAACTTCCTGAGGTGATACTATAGTATTTTACTTGCTTTTCATTGCCAGCCCCAAAGTCTATTTTTATCCACTCGGGAACGGCTCCAGACGTTGACGAGTACCATTCAGTGGTATTATCTCCATCACACGCTTTCCACGCTTCGTATCCAGGCTCTTCATGCGAAGCGCTAATTGTGACGCCGTTTGTTGTCGCGGCTGTCATTTGCGGAATCTGATTAATCAAAGAACGAGCTATCACTCCACCCGTACTATTATCATACCATCCTGTATCGCTAAAACTAACCGAGGCTAATACTGGAGGACGGCTTAATAGGGAAATATTATGCGAATCAGCGCCCATCCAAATACGCATCTTTTCATGCGTAAGCTCAAGGAGTGCCACATCGTCAACCGACGCTACAAACTCAATAAAGTATGCTCCGGTGTCGTTTAGTGATGATCCGAAATACTTTGTCCCAGGGCGAATCCCCATTGCGCCTTGCGTGGTGGGCAAGAAGTTGGTATACACTTCAGCAGACAGGCGAGTGCGGTCAAGATCGACACGGCCAAGCGCCTTTGGTGACACAAGACCTCTATTCCATGTTAGGAATGGCGCATTCGTTCTCACGGATAGTGATCCCTATTTTCGGAGATTTTCAATGATTGAGTGGTTTTGGTATTTAGCCGATTGGCTCGGCATCGTGATTTGGGGCATGATGGGCGTGGCCATACTTGTTGGCGCCGCCATGCGCTTGCCGTACTATGTTGACAAGGCTTTGGTGATGCTGTGCCCAGAGGCGAGGACACATGAAGAAATTCAGGAGAGTTTGAACCGTGACGCCAAGCGTATCGCTAAGCGTCTCAGCCAGTAAGGCTTCCTCTTGAACCACGATCTCCACCTGATCCACCGCCCCGTGCTAACGTCCATTTCCCAGGGGGCGGGAACTTAGGCTGCGGCTCATTCATTGAGTCCTGATTAAGCGCGGCCTTTCTTGCGCGGTCGCGCTTCTTCTCCGTCTCAGCGGTGAGACTGTTGTTCTGCGTGATCCTCATGCAGACACGAGCGGCGAGTTCCAACTCAACGAAACGCCGGAACGCTGGCGTCCAACGCGTCAACTCGTACCCCATGCCCGTATCGTTAGATACGTATCGCACATAGATCGTGCTGCTTTCAGCAGACCAATAATTCGCGTCATCGTAATAGCGTAGAAGCGGAGACGCGAAGTTCTCATCCTCAGATACAGCGACCGTTCGCAGCCAATCCGATGGCTTAGCAAACACCTCACTATATCCGAAAGAAGGCGTCACGCCGGTATCCGACGTGGCCTTAATTGTCTCAGTGGCGAAGTTCCAACTCCCTACCGACAAGCAATCTTGAATAACGCTGTCGTAGACGAAATTTAACTCCCGGCCAGCCTCGACGTTCTCACCAGTGTCGCTCAGCCGTCTGTGGCCAAGCTCTAGCAGGGCGCCGTTCAGAAGATTAATT